CCAGCCATGATTTACCTGCCGATCTGGATAACACGCATGAACTGTACGTTACAGGTATTCGCGGTTGCTTCACCTGTCAGGAATTCAATTGTTAAACGTAAAGCTTCATCGTCAGGAATATTTGCTGTATGCGTATTGACCAGGGTTCCATCGATAAAGAAGTACACACTACTGGAACTTCCATCGAAATAAAACTCCAGAAGAATATCTGTCGCATCGACAAGTGTTCCTGCGCTATCGTTTTGGGTTTCGGTCGAATCTTTTTCTGTTACGGTTGAAATGGATGCTGATCCATCAACCGATTCGAAATACACCGCATCCGCAACACCACCCAGGAGGGCCGTGTCGGTTACTGCTAAACCAAAGAAAAGATCGGTCTGGTCAACGTCGTTGATCTGCAACTTCGCTCCAACATAAACGTCCTGGTCTGAGGTTAATTCGATGTTTTCTCCAAGTAACTGATAGGAACCACCATCATCTTCGTTTGCCGCGCAGGTGATTGTTCCCACCCGCCCAGCAGTATCGTTGGCATCCCACTCGGTCGTTCCTGATCCAGCTTCGACAACTGTCGAAGTCCAACCTCTTGGATCGGTTGTTGTTGCACCCAAAATATCTGGTCGCAATTCGTATTTATAAACATCAGATCCAACAGCGTCCACAAGACGCATCTGATGCCCTTCATAGTAGGCCAATTGGCCCCGAACCATCCGCGAATGTACTTGTGCCAAAGCGCACCCCTTTCAAAGTGGTGCGACGAATTAATCCGTCGCTTTAGCTTGTTTCTTTTTTTTCACTTGTCGCATCATTTTGTCTTTAGGTGGACGATCAAGTGCTTTGTTTTTATTTTGTTTTTGCTCCCCTTTTATACCCCTTGTTATTACTGGATTCTCTTTCAGCTTCGCTGTTAGCGAATGCGTCGAGGTCTTCGTAATTCATGGGACCGCCACATCTTTTGCAAAGTTGCGGATACTCTTGGTGATTTCCATCTGCATCTTGCACTTCGTAAGGCTTGCTGCAATATGGGCAATGCACCACCATCGATAGATTTTGTTCCACTTCTTGTAATGTCATTATTTACCTTTCCAGGCCGGGGGTTAACAGGAGAGATCAGTTAACCCCCGGTGAAATATTTCTTAGCTTGGTCTTACGTACACTTGAGCTCCTGTGCTGGCAGCTCCCTGCAATTCCTTTTGTGGATATGCATAGCCATAACGCATGACAAATGCCGTTACGTTATCAACCCCGGAGTTCCCACCCTCAGCGACATAGAGGCGGATATGATCGAAGCCGTTATCCGTGTCTAAGTCCTCTGCGCGTACCTCGATAACGGCGAAATTACCGTCTGCGTCCAGGGGGTTATCTGTATCGTAATTCCCGCCTGAAGCATCGGTTGTCAGGTCTTTGACAGAGGTTCCACTGCTGTCAGTTGCCTGTTGAAACCGGCACTCGTCAAGGTCGTCGGATGCGTTCCATGTCCCAATTTCCACATAAGCATAAGCTCGTGCGAAGTTTTTCATGGAAACCCAGGAAGTACTAGCGTTTGTACCACCTATGTCCGAAGTCTCGAGCAAGCTCACTGAACCATGCTCGCTTAATTCCATACTCATCAGCATCTCCTTTTGTTCGCGTCATTCTGTTTGTCTCAGAAGCGCCACAAGGTTATTAACTTCTGGTTGCTAAATTAACAAATGGTGAAACAGTATTCGATCCGTTTCTGGGTGTTAATGCAGTGTCGATCCATGGGCGACCATCAAGGCGACTCGTTAGTTTCCAGGCCACTTCACCATTCTGGAAGCGTACATGGGAACTTGATGCCATTGTCAAAGCCTGTCGATCAGCAATAACGAAATAGGACAGATCTACCAGGTAAATGTCCCCGGCGGTCCCTAAGGTTTGGCATTTTTCCGATTCGATTACAGGTCGTCCGAAAAGACTTGTCGGCGCACCACCTGCGGCATTCGCAATCCACATTGGTGAACCACCAGTACCCACAGGAAGCGACATTGTTGCTAACTGGGGAAAGGTGTCAGGGTGCGTCAACCAAACGGCATTGGATTTGCTTCTTGGACTAAGCCTTGACCACATCTTCACAATATTTTCGTATTGAATCGTTGCGGCACCTTGTCCTGTTTCTTTAGCAACAGTGATGAGGGCATCAGCATTGATAATGCCAACTGGTTGCCCAGATCCCACGCCATTGATAAATGCGTCGTCTTCGAAGTATGCAATCCCTTCACTAAACATCCGCACTAACAGTGCTTCGAGACTGATTGCAGAATCCTGCAATAATTCTTCAGAAGCGGTGGTGTATCCCGTTAGTTTTTTGGCAAGCAATTGGATCGATGAGAATGTTGGCTCGGATGCCGTGTAGCTTGCGCTTTCAGACGTCCAATATCCTCTGATGCCACCATGAACCGTTGAAGCGTGTGTTGCATCCCGAACAGACGGTAAACGCATTACAGAGCTTGTCATTGGCATAACGAAAGCACGCGGTCGCACGACACTATCTTCCAGGGCAACTGATAACAGCTGGGCGCGGAATTGTTCGGGTACTAAAAAGCCCCCCTGGTCTCCAATCCCTTCACCAAGCACCTTTAAACGTCCGTCGATTGATCCTTTATCGGTAGCGGAAATAGCCTTGGCATAATCACCAAATGATTGGAACGTTCCATCGAGTGGAGCTCCTGCGGCTTTGTTGTTTGGCTCTTCCACCATTTGTGGACGCTTAACACCAGAATCCCGCAATGCTTGATGGACGCGGCTCTTGACCATCTCGTCGATTGTCATTTTTACCGTATCTTCAAGTTCTTCTTTTGTTTCCGAATGGAAATCTTTGGGTTCTTCTTGCATATGATTTAAAACATGTTGTGCAGGAAGTTCTTTTTCTTCGATCTGATCCTCAGTGGTTGTCATCGTTGCCGTCCTTTCAGGGAATCTATAATTAAACGATCTATCTTGGGTTCCAAATAATTTGCAATGCTCGATGTTGCATAGGGCTTTGGTTTTGGCTTTGGCTTTTCTTCGTCTGTTTCAACATCCTCATCGGTAGTATCTTCGATCATATACATCATGTGTTGATTGACCGAATCTGCCAAACCAATCAATGTTGTAATGATAGATTCAAGCCGTTGGGTTTCTGTTTCTAGATCTTTCATTTTTGCATCAACAATTTTGCTCAAATGATCCATCAAATCATCCAGGCTTCCCACCTGGTCGATTGAATCAGTTTCCCACGTTGGCCCAATTTGTTTCGATATTGCCAATGCGTTGGGGTTGGCAGGAACAGCGACCTGGCTGATCTCTAACAATTCCTGTTGTGTGTATTCATATCCCCCGGAGTCAAGCCTTTTGGTAAATTCCGGGTATGTACGAAAACCAACAGAAAATGCTGCTAATCCCTTTTGCGCCAAACTAAAAGCTTTATCCGCTAATGTGTTGCCCACATTAACAAAGTATTCAGCAGTACCAATGACAGTCGTTCCTTCGATTCGAATGTTTTTCCACCGACCAATAGCGGAAGACAGACTGTAATCGTGGTCTGCCAACATGATCGGAAGTTTCAAAAAACTTTCGAATTGCCAGCCAGAAACACGAATAATATCTGAATCACGATCCGGGGTTTCATCACTCACAATAGCGGTTACAGTCCCGGTTGAAACATCGACAGCTTTTACTTCTGCTGCCGTCAATTTTTTTTGGTACAGCGGCACATGGACATCTGTGTCGGTTGCCATTATATCCTCCAACAATAAAAAAACGCCCTGATGTACAATGCGGTCTCTTGTACAAACGGACGCTTGCTGGTCTCGCGCTGTTACCCCTGGCCTCTAGGACTCCCGATAACTTTATTTAATTGTTCAGGGCGAGATTAGCATCCCGCCCTGTATTCTGTCAATAATTCCTTTTCGCTAATTCTCTTTCCCAAACACACTACCTGTTAACAAAGCACCAAAAGCAAGGTGGAACAATCCACCACCTTTTAATGTGAATGGCTCGTGTTGTGAAACAAGTTTTTTCAAGTATTCCATTTGAACTAAAGGATCGTCGATTGCCTGAAGATGACTCATATAATCAGCCAGGTCTAACCCCATTCGCGCCACGCCGTAATAGATGGGGACAACCATAAAATCATAAAGACAGATGACAAGATAGACGATCAAAGCCGTCCACCTCCATCGCATAATGCTCATCTTTTACCTTTTTTAAACTGTTCAGCGTGGAAATTACAACAAGTGATTTTAACCATAATTTTAATTCCTTTAATAGGTTGGTGGTTCGTAATACTCGCGTAGCTTGTCGGGATCGTTCATTGCCAGTTTCATCGCATCATGTCGCTGTTTTATTTCATCATCTGGATCGCGTTTGGTTGGCAAACAGCATTTGCAATATAAATTTTCAGGGTACGGATGACCGATATTAAGGGGAAACAGGATTTGTTCGATTTTAATCATAATTTTGATCCTTGTTTTCATTGCGCTTATTTTTCATAACCGGGATTGCAATGGTTCGACCATAATTACGGAAGTCATCATTGGAATAACGATCCCCCCGGAACACGCGATCTTTGTGGTCTTGTATTACGGCGCGCTTTTCAATAATAACCTTGTGGCTAAGCATCCAGTAGTACATCGTATTTTTTTTGACCTGGGCCTTTTTTGACATGGGAACCAGTCCACCGAATTCTTCATACATCACAACCAGTAATTCAGAAAAGGTTTTGATTTGTGATCGATTGATCCGAACAATTTCCCAGGGGTATTTGTGGAATTCATCCCAAACCCTTTGTTGTTCTTGTGTCAATTTATGCTTCCGGGGCCATTTTGTTTTTGTTTCCATTGTTTCCCTTCTTAATGGTGGTGGCGCATTGCACGTGGAAGAAATGGCGTTTCTACGTATTCCTTTGTAAATTAACGTTGATCCTTGATGGACTGTTTACAATGAATGTTTGCAATACACCACCGAATGAAATGAATAGTTATTTTTTTGTGTAATGTTTTTTTTCGAATTCCCATATCGATAAACGTGTTGGTATCACATGAATCGTATTACAGGCATCACAACAAAACCCATCTTTCACTGGGCCAGCATTGTGGAAAGATCCCACAACCATTTGTATCTCGACGCCACACAAGCAACATGGAATTGTTGTTTTGTTTTTGTTACTCATTACCTAACCTCCTTTTTTTACCAATTTAATGACACAACTAATGTAATCACCAAAGCGACCAGAATGTTTTGTATGGTCAATAAATCTTCCATATCGGTTTTTCCTTTCCTTTGATGTACTTAATAATACACCATTCAGGATAGTTTGTGTTTAGTTCAAAAATTTATATCTAATTTGTTGACATTAACCCAAACTAGTGTATTATTAATACATGGACAGCAACACAGCAGATCAAAGGAGTGATGAAATGGCAAAGGAACTAACAAATAACCCAGCAATGGAACGGTTGGCAAAAAGATTGAGCCGAATGAACCCAGAGGAAAGAATTGTTTGGTTGAATGCAGCTAGAGAATTCACGTATCAAACTTATATGGCCCAATTAAACGGCAAAGCGTAAGCAACCAAGCAGACAGGGGGCCAGACGGCCCCCCAACCCAAAGGAGGGTTCAATGTCCACAATCAAAGTTTCTTGCCCATGCGGATGCACTGAGGTCGTCTCGGCTGACATGTCTGGCGGTGTTAGCGAGAACGGCGAATTTAGCAGTGAGAATGCCACTGTCGACGCGTGTGCGAAACTGCGCGAAAATGGGATCGCTGGTCTTTCGCCTGTTTCTTACTCAATTGACAAGTCTTCCATTGACGTTTCTGAGGAGTTTTCAATTGATTACTACAAGCATCGCGATGGTCTTGTCTGGATGAAAAGCTAGACTAAAACACCATCCCATTCAATGAAACCCGGATGCAATGATCCGGGTTTTTTTTATGCAAATTCCGTTTCATTTTTACAACGTGAACAGTACAACATTCCACCCGTATAGTTTTTCTGTAATAACTTATTGCATTGCCCACAACGTGCTTCTGGGATCAGTGTGGTGGCTTGTGGCGTGATGGATTTATCGGGTTCCGCCTCGAATAAATCACTGTCACGATAACGAACCGTGCAACGGCAATTCGGATGGGCTGGAATGGTCGAATCCCCGGATGCAAATAATTCACCAATTGAAATCCAACCTTGATCCTCGTTATCCATACACAAGGCACTATCAACTAAATCATCGCCCTGGGTGATCCAACGCTTTTGATCCTGGCCTTGCAACACTGCGGCTTTTGCTGTTCCTTCACCATATGCTTTTGCGGTTTCTGTTCTTGCAATCGTTTCCGCTCGGCTGGCACTAAACACAACGCTTTTTCGAATCGAACGGGCCAAGGATTGAATCCCTTCGCCGCGTTCCATGGAGCGTGCAACCAGGACTGAAACACGTTCCTTGGTACTGCGTAACAAAGATTCCGAACCAGCAACCGACAGGATATCGATTGCACGATACTTGGCATAATTGATTGAATGGATAATTGGTTCGGTTAAATCATCTGGGGCATCCCGTTTGGTTTGTTGGTTATCGAAACCCGCCTCTTGTTCTTGTGGTCCTTGGCGATATCCCCCGGCCCTTAGCGATGCTTCGTATGTTTCGATTAATTCCTGTTGTAATTCGTCTCCGAATTTTTTGCCCCAATCCCAATCATGACCATCGACGATATTTGCTTCAATTGAATTGCTGTTTCCGTGTAGTGTGATCGTGGATATTAAAGCCAACATTTCAGATCGCAAGCGCCGCTTCCAGCCTCGATTCATTTCTTCCTCAGCTAATTCGATTTCGGTTGGTTTTAATGGATCACTGGCTTTAACTTCTTCTGTCCCAGTGATGGCTTTTGGTATCGAATCTGTCACCGATGCAGCAAATGGAGTTGCCGCGCGTTCCGGGGGTTTGAATTCGTCGCCATCAGGTACTGGTGGCAAGTTGACAATTTCACGTGCTTCGTTTTGTGTTAACAATCCTGATCCATAACCCGTATCGGATAACGATTGGTGTTCAGCTGCAACACGATATTGGTCGCCCTCATCAACCTCACCTTCACCGATTAAACGGCGTGCTTCATTCAATGTAAGGATTCCCGTGGAATACCCACGCTCGCTTTTGGTCATATCGAGTGCTCGATCTTCTGGAACTGGATCGACAAAATCGAGCATTAATTTTTCGTCGAATTGGGCAACAAGTCCCTGGTTTAATTTTTCCCGCATCCGAATCAACCTGGGACGAATCAACCACCTGGCGAACATTAGTTCGGCGGCTTCTGCATTCGCCTTGTTGACATTTTCACTAACACCTAACAAGGCCGTTGGAAAACCATACGCTCCCAGAATAATATCCCGGTTAATTTGGCGGCTTTCCTTGAATTGCATATCGCGCTGGGAATATCGTCTTTCAACCCATTTGCCACGCTCTAAAATCGCAACCCTGTGGGAATTGCTCACGCCCTGATGTTGTTCCTTCCATCGTTCTGCTAACCGGGAAAAATCCTGCGGGCTTAAATTGTGATCCATTTCGATCAAGCCACCTGGTAAAGCAGAATTGTTAAAAAAGTTTCGTTGCCAAGCGGAAGCCAATTGCTCCGATCCGATATCATGCAAAATCGATGCGACCTGGCTAACTCCACGATATTGATCTGTCGGATGCGGTCGTTTGGTGAAGACAACATCTTGTGTTTCAAGTGGAATTTCATCGCGTCCCACCTGGTAAATATAACCGCTGATGTAATCATCTTTGGATGGAATCGGGCGAATTCGATCCGGGCGAATACACCACAATTCGACGATAGATCCAGCCATTCCCCGGACAATCACCCAGACCATTTCCCCAGTTAATTCGAAATGTGTCGAACTTGTTTCGATAAATTCACTTCGTGAAAAAAATGGGTTGGGGTTGTTCCATAAATCCAGGACTGGATGGTCTTCGATCCTAACCCGCCCTGATTTTTCTTTTCGATATAAATGCCATTCTGTTGCCGCCATTGCCGTGCTGATTCGTTCTACGATAGCAAATAGCCAACCTGTTGACGTCATTGCATTAAGGTTTTGTTCCGCTGATGGGGTTGTCAAAGCGGATGCCCCGGAAAGTAACCCTCCCGATTGTGGAATGGCAAGTGGTGGGCGATCCCCAGTAGCTCGTGTCAATAAGTTATTAATCGCCTTCTGAATTGGTGTTACCATGGTTGGTTGTCCTTCCTGTGATGCTCCACGCAATCACCATGAATATCATTCCTAACCAGATTAAACTGATTGCTGGCGAAATAATCCA